GGTGTCTGGGAAGACGACAGCCAGATTAAGCGCATGCTGGTGGAATGGGGACCCGTTGTGCCGAAAGGTCGGGTAGAGATAACGATCAGCAGATATGAACCGGCGGGTGCAGCCGCCTGATATGGAGAAAAGTATGAGCCAATTAGCAACAACAGCATTAACCATGTCCAGCAGCGATATTGCTGAGCTGGTGGAATCACGACATGACCATGTTAAACGGTCCATTGAACGCCTGGCAGAGCGCGGTGTTATTGAACTCCCCCCAATGGGGGAAGTTAAAAATCACCTCAATCAGTCGGTATCGGTTTATCTGATAGGGAAGCGGGACAGTTATATCGTTGTCGCGCAGCTGTCGCCGGAGTTTACCGCGCGTCTGGTTGATCGCTGGCAGGAGCTTGAGCAGGCACAGCAGCAGACGATTCCTCAATCATTCTCTGAAGCCCTACGTCTTGCAGCTGACCTTGCAGAACAAAAACAGCAGTTGACTAACGAACTGGCTGCCGCGGCGCCGAAGGTAGCGTTTGTTGATCGGTACTGTACAGCCAGTGGGTCAATGTCATTCCGCCAGGTGGCAAAACTGCTTAAGGCCAAAGAGCCAGATCTGCGGTTATTCCTCCTTGAGAACGACATCATGTATCGCCTTGGCGGAACGATGACTCCACGGCATCAGCATATTGATGCGGGCCGTTTTGAAGTGAAAACCGGCACATCCGTGACCTCAAATCATGCATTCAGCCAGGCACGTTTCACGGCGAAAGGCGTGCGCTGGATTGGTGGACTGTGGGCAGAACACATTGTCAGGGGGCAGGTCGCGTGAGGGCTTTGTTAACTCCTGAAGTAGCCCATCGTATGGGGATTGTGTTGTTCCGTCCCGGTGCGGAACTGATGCACATCTTCATGCGCGGTCGCGTTCTGCTAGAGCCTGAACCAGAAGAAATGGCGTCATTCAGTACCGGGGCTGTTCCTGCAGCCATTCAGCCGCTGGCTGAGGATCCGGTAATGCGGCAGGTCTTCGAGAATGAGCGGGTTATTCATCGCGCCGGTGGGCTGGCTTCCCTCGAGCAGTGGCTGAGTTCAAGATTTGAATGCCAGTGGCCACATTCATCGTGGCATGACAAGAACTTCACAACAATGCGGCACCCACCAGGAAGCATTCATCTGTGCTGGCATTGCGATCACACTTTGTCCGGGCAGCATACTAAGCAGCTTGCAGGTATAGCGGCAGGAAACTTGGTATCCTGGATTCTGGAAGTTATTCGTCGCGATTCTGGTTTTCCCGAGTCGCATGTACTGACGTTGCCGGAACTGTGCTGGTGGATGGTCAGAAACGACCTGGCTGATGTTATTCCGGAAAGCGTTGCGCACAAAGGGCTGCGCCTTCCGGATGAGAACATCCGCTCTGTCATGAGGGAAAGCGACATTGTGCCTTCAGCGTCTGCAACCAGCCTCGTGCAGGAGAAGGCGAAGAAGATCCTCACGCTCTCTGTTGATCCGGAGTCTCCAGAATCTTTCATGCTCAGACCAAAACGTCGTCGCTGGATAAATGAGACGTACACCCGCTGGGTTAAAACACAGCCCTGTGAGTGTTGCCGACGGCCAGCAGACGACCCCCACCACATGATTGGCCACGGGCAGGGTGGAATGGGTACAAAAGCACACGACCTGTTTGTGATACCGCTGTGCAGAGCACATCACAACGAGTTGCATGCTGATCCCGTGGCATTTGAAGCGAAATACGATGACCAATTGGTGTTGGTTTTTCGAGTTATAGATCGAGCGCTGGCAATTGGCGTGCTGGCATAAATGGAGAAAGCTTAATGATTAATCCTTCTGAAGTTGGCAAGGCTGGTGAAATGGTGCGCCTTCGTACTCTGGAAAGCATCTGGATACAGGGTAAGTTGCGCATGTGGGGCCGCTGGTCTTATATCGGCGGTGGTAGTGGTGGGAACATGTTTAACCAGCTTCTAGCGTCTGGGAAAATCACCAAGACAGCTATCAATGATGCGCTGCGCCGTATGAAGAAAGCGGGTATCAGCAAACCTGAACTGGAAGCATTCTTCAAAGAGATTCAGGAAGGGAATAATAAAAGCGGTCTGGCGTTCTGTACCGATGAAGAAGCGCTGGCCATCAACGCTGTACTCAGCGGTATCCTTGTTCAGTCAGGGCATAAGAAGTTATACGCTCTTATTGAAGATCGTTATATCAAGCGCCTGAGCAAAAAAGCGATGGCCAGAGACTTAAATGAAAAACATCCTGAATGGTGTTTGCGAACCTGTGAAAGCCGGATTGATGTTTGGCTAAATGTAGCAGAATCGATGCTATACAAGCCAATGTGTGATGCATTCGGCACAAATAGCGACAGATTCTACTTGAATAATTGCGCGGAAAGTGCTTAAATTGTGATAAGCTCGGGACGTTAAAGCGAACTGAGCAACAGAACAAATAGTAACCCGCCGCTGTGCGGGTTTTTGCGTTTCTGGGGGGATATAAAATGCACAAGTAAAACGGGCAGGCCGCAACCGAATGGTAAAGCAGCAGTCATAATGCTGCCCCGAGTCTCCGCGTAGAGAGCCAGCTTTGCATCTGGTGAGGGTTAATAAGAAAAGAAGCACCGGTGCCGCCGTGTAATCGCCAATTACGCACTGGTTAGAGCTAACGGGGAGCAAAGACGAACCGGGGTAACGATCTCAAGGGCATGGGCGCGTCCACTGCGAAAGTGTGGATAAGAATTCAAAATTTCTCTTAAAAAATTTTTTCAATTATGTGATTTTTTTAACGTTTTAATGCTTTCTCTATCTTATTATAGGTTGAATTCTTGTTTTGACTGTGAGGATGGAACGGCATGAAAATGTTTACGATAATAAAGCCAGGACAATGGCTTACTGGTTTCGACGATCATAAAAAAGAGCAAAAAATAGAGTTGTTGCTATATGTTATTAGTAACGCATTTTGTGAAGCTTGCTTGGCATATAACCTTTTCCAAGAATCATCAAACTCCTATCGGCAATTGCGCCGAGAACGCAGACATGATATTTCGGAAGGTGAAATGTCGGAATCTATGCTTAACAGTTTGACTATAATGTATGCAAAATCATTTTTGTATTCATTTGATACCATAAGTAAAGTTATAAAATCGCTGAAAGGTGAGTTTAAATCAGAAAAACTGGATGTGATATACGAGTCACTCCGAGTTAACTTTCCAGATCTCCTTGATGTTAGAAATTCATCTCATCATATCGAAGACAGAGTTAGAGGTTTAACACTAGCAAGTAAAAAAGATTACCCTAAAAATGGTCTTGTTGAAATAAATATTAAACCCATTGATAATGGCTATATTACGTCAGGTGATGAGGGGTCACTATACATAGACACGATGCTTGGTAATAGTATTGGAGCAACTCTTGGAAATGGTCACTTTGGAAAGGTTGAAATAACAGAATGTTCAATAATTACTATGCAGTCGTTAATTCAGCAAGTTTATGACTTATTTGAATGGTCAGGTGAAAAAGAAATCCTTCCTCGATAAGTTTATAATTTTATTTGTAATATATGCTCTAGTCCATTCAATAGAATGGGCTTTTTTCGACGCTTTATTTGCTCAAGCTTCCTTCCGCATAAAATAGTAATTTTTTCTAATTATTGACTCTCATTATTAAGAGGGTTCACAGCAATTAAGAGGGGGGCTAAATGTCCGATCCGATTTCCGGTACTGGGCTGGCTGGTGGTGTCCTGACGGGGGCCAGCGTCTATGGATTTCTTTCCGGAACCGATTATGGCGTGGTGTTTGGTGCATTTGCCGGAGCTGTATTTTACATTGCAACGGCTGCTGACCTGAGTGCAACGCGTCGGCTGGCATATTTTCTGGTGTCGTATATCGCGGGGATCCTTTGTTCCGGACTGGTGGGTTCAAAGCTGGCTCAGGCGACCGGCTACAGTGATAAACCACTGGATGCCATTGGCGCCGTAATCGTTTCTGCTTTAGCAGTAAAAATCCTGACGTTCCTGAATAATCAGGATGTCGGCTCGCTGGTGGCGCTGATAACGCGCCGGGGAGGTTCAGGTGGTACAAAATGACCCATCGGCAACTTTAAATGCATTGCTTTGTGCTGGGGTAGTGCTGACCTTGATGTTTTATCGTCGCGGCGACTCGCGACATCGACCGTGGATATCTCGCTTAGCGTGGCTGCTTACGGTCATCTATAGCGCGGTTCCGCTGGCATATCTGTGTGGTATCTACCCTTATTCATCGTGGGCCACTATCGGGGCCAACATTATTTTCCTGTCTGTGCTGGTCGCCGTCAGAGGCAACGTGGCACGTCTGGTTGATCATCTGAGGCACTAATGAACCAATTACAATTTCAGCAGGCGGCTGGTATCAGCGCCGGGCTTTCTGCACGCTGGTTTCCACACATCGATGCGGCAATGAAAGAGTTTGGAATCACAGCAGTTAACGATCAGGCCATGTTCATTGCACAGGTTGGGCATGAATCTGCTGGTTTTACCTCGCTGGTCGAGAGCTTCAACTACTCGGTAGACGGGCTGAAGAAAACCTTTGGTAAACGCCTGACGCCTTATCAGTGTGAAATGCTGGGGCGTGTCGATGGTAAGCAGGTGGCCCACCAGCCGCAAATAGCTAATCTGGTTTATGGTGACCGCATGGGGAATAACAGCCAGGGTGACGGCTGGAAATATCGCGGTCGTGGCCTGCTTCAAATCACCGGCCGCGAGAACTACGCCAAATGCGGTGCGGCGCTGAAGCTGGATCTGATCAGCACACCAGACTTGCTTACACAGGAGAAGCATGCAGCCCGTTCTGCTGCATGGTATTTCACATTACGTGGTTGTCTGATGTATTCAGGTGATGTTGTCCGTGTAACGCAGATCATCAACGGTGGTCAGAATGGACTGGCTGACAGAAATAGTCGTTATAACAAAGCGCGGGCGGCGTTGCTGGTATGACAGCGGTCTTTGCTTTTGTTAAGGCGCGGTGGAAAACAATCATTGTTTTGCTGATGTTGGCTGGTGCATTTCTTGCCGGGAACATCTGGAGTGAACGGGGCTGGCAAAAGAAGTGGGCTGACCGCAATAGCATGGAATCTTCACAGGAAGCGAACGCGCAGTCTGCCGCACGCTGGATTGAACAAGGGCGCATAATTGCCCGTGATGAGGCTGTAAAAGATGCACAAGCACAAGCCGCTAAATCTGCTGCCACTGCTGCTGGCCTGTCTGCCACTGTTAGCCAGCTGCGCACCGAAGCAACAAAGCTTGCCACCCGCCTGGACGCCGCAAAGCACACCGCAAATCTTGCCGCTGCCGTCAGAAGCAAAACAGCCGGAGCCGACGCCGCAGTGCTCGCCGACATGCTCGGACGCCTTGCAGAAGAAGCTCGATACTATGCTGAGCGATCTGACGAAAGCTACCGGGCAGGAATAACATGTGAACGCGTTTACGACTCGGTAAAAGAATCAAACAACAGCAGGTTTGGTGATGGTTTAAGCGGGAAATCTAGCTTAAGCAGACAGTAAGGGAAGGTAAAATATAAAACCAGCAACATAAAGACATACTGACATGTTGGCTGGGGTTAGGTGAAAGTTAATTTTTCTATTTTTTCCTTTCATATCTTTTGGTTAGCTCAAGTTTTGCCCAATGCGCAAGTACGCCAAGGATTAGGTATGTACTGTAGAAAAGTATCTTAAAAACATATATTTCTAACATTTTTATCTCCTGTATGATCTGATGGAGATAGCCTCGAATTGAGGTTATCTATTGTAGTGCCTAATAGGTCTTCCCATTAGTGAGTCGTAAAATGGCGACTCTTTAAAAGATTCATTACGGGAGATATGGAAATGGTTTCACTTCGTTTGAACAAAGCTGTGTTAATCAGCCCTACAGGCATTCACTGAGTGCCTGCGTTCATGCTTTACTAAATAATTCATGGGATTATCATGGTAGCTCTTTGATAAAAGGAGTTTTGGTAATGAAATTTCTCTGGGTTGTATGCATTATTTGCGGAGTTATTGGGTTTGTGCAGGGAATTATCGGGGTGTTCGGTGCTGTTAGTGCGCCTCAGCAGGCTGCTGGTGCAGCAATGGGCGTTGCGTGGGCGGTAATTCCATATTGCATCTGTCGTGCTATCCAGCAGATGAGACCACAAGAAGTGGTAATCAAAAAAGACGAATGATACTCAGCTATCACATCGAATAAGCCTCGCAAAAGCGGGGCTTTTTAATGCCCGCCACCCACCATTGCAAGTGATAATCATTATTAAATGGGTCCTCCTGGCGGGGTGGCCTGCCACGGGGCGGCGTGCTCGCGGGAATCGGCTAGTTTTTCAGATCTAAGGTCATCATCATCATTCGCGCAATCCATTGATTTTTCACACCCAGATTTTTCAATGATGTCGAATCGTTCAAAAAGTGTTCACCATCATGGATCAGGAAATTGCTTCATTAAAACTCAACATTAACCAGCTGGCTGGCATCACTGGCGTGCATCGGCAGACCGTTGCCGCCAGGCTAAAAAATGTTGAACCTGCCGCCGGTAGTAACAGCAAACTCAAGCTGTATCTCGTCACCGATATTTTGAGTGAACTGATGATTCCGACCGTCTCAACGTCCAACGTAGAGGAAATGGAACCATCGGACAGGCTCGCGCACTGGAAGGCCGAGAACGAGCGGCTGAAATTCGAGGTAGATACGAAGCAGCTCATTCCCGCTGAAGACGTTGCCAGAGAATTTTCACTGATGGCGAAAGCTGTTGTAACGGTGCTTGAAACTCTCCCGGACATTCTTGAGCGCGACTGCGCACTGACACCAGCCGCTGTCTCGCGTGTGCAAGACGTGATTGATGATTTGCGTGATCAGGTTGCACAAAAAGTAATGGACGCCGAACAAGAGGAGGAAGAGCCAGAGGAGGACTGATGGCAAAACGGGCATCAGCCAGGGGTATCCGCCGGGATATCTCCGGTATTTTACGTGCCCCGCGTCGTATGAAGGTAGCCGATGCGGTTCGCGATTTCATGCGTGTCCCTATCGGTGCGGGTAACTCTGTTAAGTGGGATCCAAATCTGGCCCCTTACATCATCGAGCCGATGAATAGCCTTGCTTCAAGAGAATACGATGCTGTGGTGTTTGTAGGGCCTGCCCGAACAGGGAAAACGATTGGTCTGATTGATGGCTGGATTGTCTATAACATCGTTTGTGATCCCGCGGATATGCTGGTCATACAGGTATCCGAAGAAAAAGCGCGTGAGCACTCAAAGAAACGCCTCGACCGCACATTCCGCTGTAGCCCTGATGTGAAATCACGACTCAGCCCGCGCCGGAACGATAACAACGTCCACGACCGTACATTTCGTGCAGGGAATTATCTAAAGATTGGCTGGCCATCGGTGAATATCATGTCCTCGTCAGACTATAAAAGTGTAGCGCTGACTGACTACGATCGTTTCCCTGAGGATATCGACGGCGAGGGTGATGCGTTTTCTCTTGGTTCGAAACGAACCACCACCTTTATGTCAAGCGGGATGACGCTTGTCGAAAGTTCTCCCGGTCGTGAGATTCGTGACACCAAGTGGCGACCAACCAGCGCGCATGAAGCTCCCCCGACAACAGGAATATTATCGCTATTTAATAAAGGCGATCGGCGACGGCTTTACTGGCCATGCCCGCATTGCGGGGAATATTTTCAGCCGGAAATCGCCAATATGACAGGATTCCGTGAGACGCCTGACCCCGTTGTGGCAAGTGAATCTGCCTATCTCCAGTGCCCAGCATGCAAAGGCAAAATTACGCCCGAGATGAAGCGTGACCTGAATATTCGCCATGTATGGTTGCGTGATGGGGAAAAAATGGACCGGGACGGCAAGCGATATGGTGAACCCCGCCGCTCTCGTATCGCCTCGTTCTGGATGGAAGGCCCGGCAGCTGCTTATCAGACCTGGGCGCAGATGATGTACAAATTCCTGACTGCGGAGCAGGAATATGAGGCCACCCAAAGCGAAGAAACGCTCAAAACAGTCGTAAACACCGACTTTGGGCGACCCTATTTGCCCCGCGCCAATCTGGAGCAGCGTAAAAGCGAACTGCTGGAGCAACGTGCCGAAGATGTTCCAAAGCGGTCGGTTCCAGATGGTGTGCTGTTTATGACTGCAACGGTCGATGTACAGGGCGGCAAATCCCGGCGTTTCGTGGTGCAGGTCACTGGCTACGGTGCACAGGGTGAGCGTTGGGTTGTGGACCGCTACAACATCCGGCAGTCATTAAGGGCCAATGAGCACGGCGAGTGTTATCCCATTGACCCGGCAAGTTATCCGGAAGACTGGGATTTGTTGCTGTCTGACGTGTTCGAAAAGTCATGGGCATTAGCAAGTGACCCGTCGAGACGTATGCGCCTTATGGCAATGGCTGTCGATTCCGGTGGGGAAGATGGCGTCACCGACAACGCTTACAAATTCTGGCGCAAATGTCGTCGTGAAGGGCTGGGCAAAAAGATATATCTCTTTAAGGGTGACAGCATACGCCGCTCGAAACTCATCACCCGTACTTTCCCTGACAACACTGACAGATCAACACGACGTGCAAAGGCCGCCGGTGATGTGCCGCTTTATCTTCTCCAGACCGACGCACTTAAAGACCAGGTGAACAACGCTTTGTTGCGTGATTCGCCTGGCCCGAATTACGTGCATTTCCCTAAATGGCTCGGCAGTTGGTTTTACGATGAACTGACCTATGAGGAGCGATCGACCGATGGCAAATGGAGTAAGCCGGGACGTGGTGCAAATGAAGCATTTGACCTGCTGGTCTACGCTGATGCGCTCGCCATCCTCCACGGCTACGAGAAAATCAAATGGCCCGCTGCTCCTGAGTGGGCGAGGCGGGAAACCTGGCTGGAGAACGCGCCGCCGGAAGCTGGCGAAGCGTCATCCCAGGCACCAGAACCAGTACCCGCCAAAAAACGGAAGCGGAAAAAGCCCGTAACCGATGATGCTAACCCTTGGAGTACTTCAGGAGGATGGTTGTGAACCGTGTTGATATTGAAGCCATGATCCAGCGTTATACCGAAGCCGAAATGGCGGTACTGGATGGCAAAACTATCCGTTTCAATGGGCAGGAAATGACAATGGAGAACCTGTCTGAAATCCGTAAAGGGCGTCAGGAGTGGGAGCGTCGTCTCTCTTCTCTTATTTCTCATCGCCGCGGGCGACCCGGTTACCGACTGGCGAGGTTTGAATGAGCCTTTTAGATGATGCGATTGGGGTTTTTTCGCCTGGCTGGAAAGCAGCCCGTCTGCAGGCGCGCGCGAAAATCAGGGCATATGAAGCCGTTACCCCGACCAGAACGCACAAAGGGCGCCGTGAAAATCGTTCAGCTGATCAGCTCAGCAAAATGGGGGCGGTATCACTGCGGGAGCAGGCCCGGTGGCTCGATAACAATCACGATCTGGTGATTGGTGTGTTCGATAAGCTTGAAGAGCGGGTGGTGGGGAAAGCCGGAATTATCGTTGAACCCCATCCCAAACTGATGAACGGTAAAATCGCCAAAAAGCTGGCAGATCAGATCCGTAATAAATGGGCAGAATGGTCTGTCAGGCCAGATGTCACGAACCAGTTTACGCGTCCGATGCTTGAGCGCCTGATGTTGCGCACCTGGCTGCGGGATGGCGAAGTGTTTGCCCAGCTTGTCAGTGGAACCGGGAATGGTCTTACGCCAGCAGCCGGTATTCCTTTCTGGCTTGAAGCGCTTGAACCAGATTTTATTCCCATGAACAGCGATTCTGCCAGCCAGCTTAATCAGGGGGTATTCGTCGACAACTGGGGCAGACCAAGGAAATATCAGGTTTATAAAAGCCTGCCCGTTTCAGGCCGTCAGCTTGATACCAAAGAAGTGGATGCGGAAAACATGCTGCATCTTAAATTTGTCCGCCGTCTGCACCAGACCCGGGGCGTATCGATGCTGTCCGGCGTACTGATGCGCCTCAGCGCACTCAAAGAATATGAAGACGCCGAGCTCACCGCCGCACGTATTGCTGCCGCGCTGGGCATGTACATAAAAAAGGGGGACGGGCAAAGCTTCGAAGAGAGTAACAGTTCTTCCGATGATGATGATCGGGAAGTGATGATTCAGCCAGGCATCATTTATGACGATCTTAAGCCTGGTGAAGATATCGGCATGGTGAAATCTGATCGACCCAATCCTAACCTTGAAACCTTCCGTAATGGGCAACTTCGCGCTGTCGCAGCAGGCAGTCGACTCAGCTTTTCAAGCACAGCCAGAAACTACAACGGCACCTACAGCGCGCAGCGGCAGGAACTGGTGGAATCAACAGACGGCTATCTCATTTTGCAGGACTGGTTTATTGGCGCGGTGACCCGGCCAATGTACCGCGCCTGGCTGAAAATGGCGGTGGCCGCCGGCGAGATTAAATTGCCCCGCGGTCTGGATATGGAGTCGCTGTACTCGGCAGTGTATTCCGGCCCTGTTATGCCGTGGATCGATCCGGTTAAAGAGGCCAATGCCTGGAAATTACAGATCCGGGGCGGAGCGGCAACGGAATCCGACTGGGTCCGCGCCAGCGGACGTAACCCGAACGATGTGAAGGCGCGACGGAAGGCAGAAATCGACGAAAACAAAGAGATGGGGCTGGTGTTTGACACTGACCCTGCCAATGACAAAGGAGGTACAAGTGCCGAAGCCAAAGAACCGGGCGCATCACCGTCCGAAAGCCAGCGCAAAAAGTAATTCCTGGTTCCGTATGCAGGCCAGCGCCGACAACGAAGCGGATATTTATATCTACGACGAGATCGGCTACTGGGGGGTGACGGCGCGCCAGTTTGTGAATGACCTGAAGGCGCTGGGCGACATTACCCATATCAACCTTCATATCAATTCGCCCGGTGGCGATGTCTTTGATGGCATCGCCATTTTTAATGCCCTGAAGCATCACGGCGCAGCGATCACCGTTCACATCGATGGTCTGGCAGCTTCAATGGCTTCGGTGATTGCGATGGTTGGCAACCCGGTCATTATGCCGGAAAACACCATGATGATGATCCACAAACCATGGGGATTCGCAGGTGGTGATGCCAACGATATGCGGGATTATGCCGATCTGCTGGATAAGGTTGAGTCTGTCCTGATCCCGGCGTACGCGGAGAAAACAGGAAAAACGACCGAGGAAATCGCCACCATGCTGGACGATGAAACCTGGATGGATGGTAAAGAATGCCTGGCGCATGGCTTTGCCGATCAGGTCACTACATCTCTGCAGGCGATGGCCTGTATTCAATCAAAACGTATCGAGGACTTTGAAAAGATGCCAAACAGCATTCGTAACATGATCACCCCGCCGCGCAATACTACCCAGCGCGAACCGCAGCAACCGCAACCACAGGTGGCAACAACGACGATCCCAGCGCCAGCGTCAACTTCTGATGAAGCCACTATCCGTGCACAGGTGCTTGCCGAGCAAAAGAACCGTGTTACCGCGATTAACGATCTCTTTGCGATGTTCGGCGGCAAGCATCATGAGTTGCAGAATAAATGCATCGCGGATCCGGAATGCACCGTTGCACAGGCTAAAGATGAACTGCTGGCAGCGCTGGGCAAAAATGCAACCCCGTCGAATAAAACCACGGATGTGCATATTTACGCCGGGAACGGCAACTTTGTTGGCGACGGAGTTCGCCAGGCACTGATGGCGCGCGCGGGCTTTGAGAGCCTGGAGCGGGATAACGTCTATAACGGCATGACGCTGCGCGAATATGCCCGTATGGCGCTGACCGAGCGCGGCATCGGCGTTTCCAGCTATAACCCGATGCAGATGGTCGGTATGGCACTGACGCACAGCACGTCTGACTTCGGCAATATCCTGCTCGACGTTGCTAATAAAGCGTTACTGCAGGGCTGGGAGGAAGCGGCAGAAACTTTTGAGCAGTGGACCAAGAAAGGCCAGTTGTCTGACTTTAAAACGGCGCACCGAGTCGGTCTGGGTGGCTTCTCCTCCCTGCGTCAGGTACGCGAGGGGGCTGAATATAAGTATGTGACCACCAAAGATAAAGGTGAAAGCATTGCGCTGGCCACCTACGGTGAAATCTTCTCTATTACCCGTCAGGCTATCATCAACGACGATTTGAGTCAGTTAACCGATGTACCTATGAAGATGGGCCGTGCGGCAAAAAGAACGATTGGCGATCTGGTGTATGCCGTCCTGACCGAGAACGCGAAATTATCTGATGGTAAGCCGTTGTTCCATGCAGATCACAACAACCTGTCCGCGGGTGCCATTTCGGTTACCAGCCTTGATGATGCACGCAAGATGATGCGTCTGCAGAAAGATGGCGAGAGCGTTCTGAATATTCGTCCGGCATATATGCTGGTGCCGGTGGCGCTGGAAACTCTGGCAAACCAGACGATCAAGTCTGCCAGCGTAAAAGGTGCGGATATTAACTCCGGAATTAATAACCCGATTCAGAACTTTGCTGAAGTTATCGCGGAACCGCGTCTTGATGCCAAAGACCCCAGCGCCTGGTATCTGACCGCCGCTAAGGGCACGGACACTATCGAAGTGGCTTACCTGAACGGTGTTGATACTCCGTATATCGACCAGCAGGAAGGCTTCACGACCGACGGCATTGCGACCAAGGTGCGCATCGATGCCGGTGTTTCCCCTCTTGATTATCGCGGCCTGGCGAAATCAACCGGGAAATAATCCCTTCCACTCAAGCAGCATATCACAGCCCATCAGGGCTTTTTTTGTATCTGAATTCGGCCCCGTATGGGGCTGGATGGAGACTGAATTTATGGCGAAGAATTTTGTACAGCATGGCAAAACCATTGAGATTGCCAACACGGGAAGCGTTGCGATCCTGAGTGGTTCTCCGGTGATGGTGGGGAAAGTCATGGCGATTGCCATTACTGATATTCCGGCAGGCCAGACGGGGGACGGTTTTGCCGAAGGTGTTTTCCTGCTGCCCAAGCTGACTACCGATGCGATCACCATCGGTGAGCAGGTTCATATCAAAGATGGCAAAGTGCAGAACGACGCGACAGGTGCCGAGCTGGCCGGGGTAGCCTGGGAAGATGCTGCTGCCAGTTCCGCAATTGTAGCCGTGAAAATCAATGCCTAATCCCTTTGACAGACTTGTCAGCCGCATGGATGCGGTCACGGTAAACAAAATGGGCAAGCCAGCGACCATCAACGGGGAGCCCATGATTGTTATTCCGGCTGAGTTTCTGGAAGAAATGGGGCCTTTGAGCGGAACAGGGCGGTCACTGGTGGTGTTTACTGCAGGATACAGGCCGCGCCGTAATGACGTGGTGATTTTTGAAGGGGAGGAATTCCATCTTACCCGCCACGAACGCTTTAACAGCAAGCCACGCATCTTTATCGAATAAGCAGGGGGGAATATGTCGATTAAGGGGCTGGAGCAGGCCATTGCTAACCTGAACAGCATCAGTAAAAAAGCTGTACCGCGCGCTTCCGCCCAGACGGTGAATCGTATCGCCACACAGGCGGTCAATCGCAGTGTGTCCGCTGTCGCGAAATCAACCCGCGTCCCCCGAAAACTGGTCAGGCAGCGTGCGCGGGTACGCCGGGCAACGGTGGCGAAGCCGCGCGCTCTGATTCGCATAAACCGCGGTAATCTTCCTGCTATCAAACTGGGAGCATCCAGCATGCGTCTGTCCCGGCGTAAACGGGATAAGTCTGCTACGAACAGTGAGCTACGTGTAGGGCGTTTCCGTTTCCCTGGGGCCTTTATTCAGCAACTGGCAAACGGCCGCTGGCATGTTTTGCGGCGTACCACGAAGAGCCGGTATCCCATTGAAGTGGTCAGTATTCCCCTGGCCATTCCCCTGACCGAGACATTCCGGGCTGAAGTGCCAAAACTTATGGACGAACGTATGCCGCAAATTATGCGACAAAACCTGTCTAACCAACTGAGGTTGATCCTTAAACGATGAAAAACAGTGATATCCGCAAAGCCGTACTAACCGCGCTCCAGCGCAATATCTCAGATGCAGTGACATGGTTCGACGGTCGTCCTGGGTTTCTGGATGAGCAGGATCTTCCGGCGGTAGCGGTTTACCTTTCTGACGCCCGGGCCTCGGATGAAAGTGTTGATGAAGATATGTGGACAGCCGTGCTGCATGTTGAGGTGTTTCTGAAAGCCACGGCTACAGACAGTGCTCTGGATTCCTGGATGGAGGACCGCATCTATCCGGCAATGGCTGATGTTCCCGAACTGGCAAATCTTCTCGAATTGATGGCGGCTCAGGGATATGACTATCAGCGCGATGAAGAGGCCATGATGTGGGGATCTGCCGACCTCAGTTATTCCATCAGCTACATTATGTGAGGACGTAATGACTACACCAAACCCACTGGCGCCAGTAAAGGGTGCCACCACCACGCTCTGGATTTATTCCGGATCGGGCAACCCGTTCGCTAACCCATTATCGGATGTTGACTGGACGCGCCTGGCAAAGATTAAAGATCTGCAGCCCGGTGAACTGACTGCCGAATCAAACGATGATACCTATCTGGATGACGATGATGCCGACTGGACTGCTACCGCGCAGGGGCAGAAATCGGCGGGTGAGGCCAGTTTTACGCTGGCCTGGAAACCTGCTGAGAGCGGGCAGCAGGATCTGGTTCGCTGGTTTGATGACGGTACCGTGCTGGCGTACAAAATCAAATACCCGAATGGCGCCATCGATGTGTTCCGTGGCTGGGTAAGTAGCCTGGGCAAAACGGTGACAGCAAAAGACACCATTACCCGTTCTGTCAAAATCAGCAATAACGGTAAGCCAGGCCTTGCTGAAGACAGTGCTGCTGCAGCGATTGCCGTAACCGGCGTCAGCCTGGATAAATCGACCACCACCGTTGCGGTTGCTGCCACCACCACGCTGAATGTCACCGTGGCACCAGCCAGCGCGAGTGATCCATCTTTCCGGGCCACCACCACAGATGCAGGTAAAGCCACGGTGACTGTCGCCGGTACGGTGCTGACGGTCACCGGTATTGCCGCCGGAACCGCTGACATTATCGTGATGACCAACGACGGGCTGTTCGTTGCGACCTGTAAAGTCACCGTTTCCTGACCTCCGGGGCTGTGGCCCCGCTTTCTGGAGTAACCCATGTTTTTAAAAAGTGAACCGTTCGAACGTAACGGTAATACAGTCACGCTCTACGAACTGTCGGCACTGCAGCGTATTGAGCATCTTGAACACCTGAAGTCGCTGGAAAGTATCACTGATGCCGACATGCAGGCGGCGATGGATATGACGATTAAATCCGGCGCACTGCTGGTGGCCATGTCGTTATGGCATGGCCACCCCCTGAAAGGGACGCACAAAACGCCGAAAGAAGACGTAGAGCAGATCCAGAATGAAGTGCTGATGACCTGGCCGCTGGAGATTGTTTCCGCAGCAGAGTACAGCGTGAAGCTGCTGTCAGGCATGGTGCCTTTGCAGGAAGCGAATGAACCAGGGGATGTCGCTGTGACTGAGCCGGTTAGTCTGGAAAAGTCCTCGCCAGTGAGCTGACATTCGTCCTGAAACTGGCGCGTGAATTTCGTCGCCCGGACTGGCGCGCCATGCTTGCTGGTATGTCGTCAACGGAATACGCCGACTGGCGAACGTTCTACCAGGACAATTTTTTTAATGATGTGCAACTGGATGCGCATTTTTGCTCGCTGATGCATATCGTCATTACCGCGCTTGACCCCAAAACCACATCAACCCCTGCCAGCTTCAGCCTGCTTTCACCTTCTGCGGAGGATATTGCCGATGATGAACCCGGTGACGCAGTGCTGATGGCAAAGGCCGAGGGCATTTCAGGAGGCGTTCGCTATGGCCCAGACGGCAGTGGGTGACCTGGTCGTTAACCTTGATGTTAACTCGTCAAAGTTCAACGAGCAGATGGAGTACGTAAAACGGCAGTTTAAGCAGACGGGTGACGCAGCGAATGACTCGGCGCTGAAGGTGCAGCAGTCATTTACCCGCCAGGAGAGCGCCGCGAAGAAGGCCGGTATTTCTGTCGGCCAGTACAACGCCGCGATGCGTATGCTGCCTGCGCAGTTTACGGATATAGCCACCCAGCTTGCCGGTGGGCAAAGTCCGTGGCTCATCCTGCTGCAGCAGGGCGGTCAGGTGAAAGACTCCTTCGGCGGTATTATTCCGACCTTTCGGGCGCTGCTGGGCACCATATCGCCGGTGATGGTAGGTGTTGGCGCGCTGGCAGCAGCTACCGGCGCGATGGTTTACGCCTGGTATCAGGGCTCGTCCACGCTGTCTGATTTCAACAAAACGCTGGTTCTGTCCGGAAACACTGCCGGGCTGACCTCAAACCGTATGCTGGTACTGGCGAAATCCGGCGAGCAGGCGGGACTCACTTTTAACCAGACCAGCAGCGCGCTGACGGAGCTGGTCAACGCCGGAGTGCGTGCCGGTGCCCGGTTCGATGAAATGAGTCAGGCGGTAGCGAAATTTACCGATGCGTCGGGTGTGCCGGTCGATAAGGTGGTGGCGGCCTTCGGCAAACTGACTAACGATCCGACCTCTGGTCTGATTGCCATGGCGCAGCAGTTTCACAACGTCACAGCGGAACAGATTGCTTATGTGGCGCAGCTGCAGCGTGCCGGGGATGAAGCCGGGGCGCTGCAGGCAGCTAATGATGCGGCGACGAACGGTTTTCGTGAGCAGACAAAGAGCCTGCGCGACAATATGGGTTCGATTGAGTCTGCTGCCGACAGCCTGAAGCGTGCGTTTAAATCGATGTGGGATGCGGCGCTCGATATCGGGCGGCCTGACACCACGCAGGAGATGGTTGCCAAAGCGGAAGCGGCCTTTAAGCGGGCGGATGAAATCTGGAATCTGCGCAAAGGTGATGGTTATGTCAATGATGATGCGCGCGCCAGCTACTGGAACGATCGGGAGTCTGCCCGCCTTGCACTGGAAATGGCTCAGCAGCAGGCCAGTGTGGCAAAGGCAACTGAGGATAACGCCGCGCGCGAGGCGGTGATTGAATCTGACCGCCAGAAGTATGCCGTGCAGGCGCAGTCGAATTATGCAAAGACGCAGACTGCGCTGGAGAAGTACACGGCCCGCCAGAATGAACTGAACAAGGCGCTGAAGGACGGGCGGATCCTCCAGGCTGACTACAACATCAATCTGGAAGCTGCAAAAAAAGAATACGACGACTCGCTGAAGAAACCCAAAGCCCCTTCAGCGGTAAAAACACCTGCAGGCGTAAAAAGTGTCGATACTGCCAGTGCGCAGACGCTGGAGCTCGAGGCGCAGTTACGCACGCTGCAGGAGCATAAGAGCATCACGGACACCATCAGCCAGCAGCGGCAGGAACTGTGGAAACAGCAATCCCGCTTTTCGGTGCTGGAAGAGGCCGCCAAAAAGCGCGCGCTGACCGCCGATGAAAAATCGGTGCTGGCGAACAAGGGCGAGGTACTGGCGCGGGCCGAAGTGAATGCCCGACTCGGCGATCAGATTGTTGCCCAGGAACGGTTAAACCGCCTGCAGGACAGCTCGCAGAAGTACGTTACCCAGATTGGGGAGAAAACCCGAGCGCTTGTGGCCGGGGGCAGCATGAGCAGTCGCGGCGCGCAGCGGCAAAACGAAGAGGCACAGCTGCGGCAGGGCTGGATGAATGCAGGCGGCGCGGATTCCGATCAGGGTTATCAGAACGAACTGGAAGCACTGAAGAAATATTATGCCGCACAGGACGAGCTCCGCGGCAACTGGCAGGCCGGGGCGAAATCAGCGTGGGCTGACTATGCCGATTCAGCGGCTGATGCCTATGGTTCGATGAAGTCCGCAGCTTCCGCCACATTCGATGGTATCAGCCAGAATATGGCCGATATGCTGACGACAGGGAAAGCAAACTGGGCCGATTTCACCCGTTCCACGTTGTCGATGCTGACGCAGATCCTGATGAAGCAGGCTATGGCTGGCCTGGTCAGTTCCGCCACGTCAGCGCTGGGTTTTGCTGGTGGTGGTTATACCGGATCCGGCGGTAAGTATGAGCCTGCAGGTGTGGTGCACCGTGGAGAGTTTGTCTTTACGCAGGAGGCCACAAACCGGATCGGTGTCGGCAATCTGTACAAAATGATGCGCGGCTATGCTACCGGCGGTTTGGTGGGTGGGAGTGGCGGCGGCATTGCTTCTCCTTTCGGTGTCAGCGTTTACGCGCCGGTTTCCGTCACAACGGGCCAGGGTGAGTCGGGCCAACAGAAAGGGAGCGGTGATGCGCTCGGGAAAGCCTACCAGCAGGTTATCGACAGCTCTGTCCGGGCAGGGATCGCGAAAGCCATACAACCGGGAGGCATGATTTGGAATGCCAACAAGCAGAGGTAAGCGATGGCGATTGAACATTTTAGCTGGCGGATCAAGGCATCCAGCCAGCCGACTCTGAAAAGTAAGGATACCATCCGTACGGCGCAGTTTGGTGATGGCTATAAGCAGGTGTCAGGTGCCGGGCTGAATGATGAAACGCTCAGTTATGAGTTTTCATTTACCGGCGAACCGCAAACCGTCCGGGATATTTATGCTTTCTTGCGGCGCCATAAGACGAAATCATTTTCGTTTACCCCGCCAGGCGGTGATCTTGCGCTGTGGCGCGTTGAGGCAGACAGCCTGCAGCGCGTTACCAAAAGTAAAACGGTGGAAACCGTATCAGCCACCTTTGAACAGGCGTTTGCACCATGAGCTTAAACAGTGATTATCAGAAACTTGAGCCGGGTAATGTTATCCGGCTTTTTGATGTCGATGGCACCGCATTTGGTGTTTCCGACGTTCTCCGCTTCCACGCCCACAATATTGCCCACACTGCCGATGAGATCGCCGCTTCTGGTGGAGATGAAAATAAGCTACCGGCGAAATCGATCTGGTGGCAGGGGCAGGAATATAAAGCCTGGCCTTGCCAGATAGAGGGTATTGAGACGGCGACCGACGGGACCAGCGCACAGCCAACGCTCTCGGTCGCTAACCTGGACAGTTCCATTACGGCGTTGTGTCTTGCTTATGATGACCTGCTGCAGGCAAAGGTTACTGTTCATGACACGCTGGCGCAGTATCTGGATGCGAAAAACTATCCTGAGGGCAACCCGTCTGCGGATCCTCAGCAGGAAAAGCTGAAGGTGTTTTACATAGACGCCAAGAACACTGAAACCAACGAAGTGGTGGCGTTTACGTTGTCCAGCCCGATGGATCTGCAGGGTCTGATGATTCCGACACGCCAGCTACATTCGCTTTGTACCTGGTGTATCCGGAACAAATACCGCTCCGGTGATGGATGCGACTATGCCGGGACGCGCTATTTCGACAAGCACAACAACCCGGTTAACGATCCGTCGCTCGATGAATGCCCCGGTACACTCACTGCGTGCAAGTTGCGACATGGCGAGGGGAACGAGTTGCCGTTCGGTGGTTTTCCGGGCTCATCCCTGATCAGGAGCTGATATGCGTCAGAAAATTATCGACGCCATTATGGCGCATGCTGCCGCTGAATATCCGCGGGAGAGCTGCGGCGTGGTGGTGCAAAAAAGCAGGGTGCAGCGGTACATTCCCTGCCGTAATCTGGCAACTGATCCGACAGAGCATTTCCACTTGTCGCCGGAAGATTACGCCGCTGCCGAAGACTGGGGAGCGGTGATTGCCATTGTCCACAGCCACCCGGACGCAACGACACAGCCGAGCGAACTGGATAAAGCGCAATGCGATGCAACGCTCTTACCCTGGCACATCGTGAGCTGGCCGGAGGGCGATCTGCGTACCATCCAGCCGCGGGGAGAGCTGCCGCTACTGGAGCGCCCGTTTGTTCTTGGTCATTTTGACTGCTGGGGACTGGTAATGAGTTACTTCCGGCAAACGCATGGTATTGAACTGAAGGACTATCGCGTCGATTACCCCTGGTGGGAAGACAGTTACCCCGAGAACTTCTACCACGATTGCTGGTACGAATGCGGATTCCGTGAATTCAGTGGCGTACCGCAGCCAGGAGATATGGTGATCATGCAGGTCCAGGCCAATAAGTGGAATCACGCGGGAATTCTGCTGGAGGGTAATATGCTGCTTCACCACCTGTACGGACACCTGAGTCAGCGCGTGCCGTATGGCGGTTACTGGCAGGAAAGAACGATGAAGATTCTACGTTACAAATCTCTGTGCTAACCTTTACGAAATTTCAAAGGAGCATGAAAATGAAAAAGCTACTCTTGCTGCTAGTTATTGGTTTGGCTGGCTGCTCTGTAAATTCTCTAGAGTCCCAAAAGCCTATTTTATCAGAGCACACCTCCAAGAGTGCCGATCAGGTAAACAGATGCTTAGCACCTAAATGGGTAGAACTTCGTTCTTCAAGCTCCAGTGTACCTACCGAGTCAGGTTACAAAATAACAGCATCGGATGATATTTTTGGTGCTCTTTCGGTAGTAAATATCGATAAATCAGAGAGCGGCGGGAGCGATATTAAAGTCTATGCCGTTGCAAAAGGATGGAATGATCACTGGGCTACTGCCGCCAGGTCATGCCTTTAAAATATTAAAAATAAGCTAAGCCACCTTCGGGTGGCTTTTTTTATGGAGATAAAATATGTCTGAGGTGATGGCCCGAATTGAGCTCGGCGGCATTTTGGGGAAAACGTACGGGAAAGTTCATCATAGGCTTATACGAACTACCGGGGAGGCAATCAATTCGCTAACAAAAACAATAAATGGGCTGGAAAAATTCCTTATCACCAGTAAAGCAAGAGGTCTGACTTATGCCGTTTTTAAAGATAAAAAAAACATCGGAATGGATGATTTAGGTTTTCCGGTAACCGGTGAAGTTATTCGAATTGTTCCTGTTGTGATCGGAAGTAAAAAAGCTGGAGTTTTGCAGACAATTCTTGGAGCTGTTCTTGTCGTTGCGGGCATTGCTGTTGGGATGCTTTCTGGTGGAACGCTATCTGCTGTTGGCTACGGAGCCGCGAAGTTCGGTACAGCTATGATTGCTGGTGGAGTTGTCCAGATGCTTTCGCCTCAACCAGGGGGGCTGGCTAGTAAACAAAGCGCAGATAACCGTGCATCGTACGCGTTCGGCGGGGTGACAAACACCGCCGCACAGGGTTACCCGGTTCCGCTCCTTTACGGCCGCCGGCGAATCGGCGGGGCAATTATTTCCGCCGGGATTTATGTCGAAGATCAGCAGTAAACTGTGAATGTAGCATTAAAGGCTGACGAATCAGCCTTACGAGAGGTCGTATGCATTTGTTAAAATTATTGGAAACCTTTCCCTTAAGGAAATGTGGGGCTAGCTCCTTCAGAGAGAGCGTTGTTCAACCTTTTTGTGGATTCAAAGATGCTGTTGAGAGTAGTGTTAAGCGCCTCCCATACTTCAATATCACCATTCCCATAAGCATTGAAGACCAGCCTGATTCTGTAGCCATCACCTTGGTCAGCAGGCAGTGTGATGAAGTCTGTCGGCGCGAGTTGGATGTCGATAAGGGCATTGAAGAAGTCGGGCCTTTCTACCTGCAAATAAAGCGATGACATTCTCATCAGCCAGGTGGGGATATCCTTGCGACAGTTATATTGATGCTCCCTCAGAAAGAATTCTACGCGACCATCAATTTTGTGTGTGAATTTAAATAATGAATCTGTGTTAGCTATGACGTTTTCTCTTAATGCACAATCATTGGTTTCAAAAGCTGATTCAGAGCTATTTATCCATTTTAGAAACGTATAGAACGTTTGAACTGCTTCTTTATCCTCATGAGGCTTAAAGTCTTCAAGGACTTCAGTTATAAGCTCTGGGTGTTCAATAAAGTTTGAGTAAAACCCAGCTCTTTCGTTGTAAGCAGTTTTCCCCCACGGATGAGATCGTCTGTCTTTTTCCAAATCTCGTAAGGGATCAAAGTTTATAAGCATTTCGTTTCCTTAAGTGAGGTATTCAGCCATCCCTCTTAATCCGAAAACGTCAGCGTCCCACCGCTGACGGGCTGAGTAACAACCATAACCAGGTATGTAAATCAGTAACATCCTGACAAATGATCAGTAGCCACCTTCGAGTGGCTTTTTTTATGGGCGCAATATGGCTACAGTAACGACGATTAAAGGCCGCAAGGGCGGCAGTTCCAGTTCAAGAACCCCTACCGAACAGCCTGATGATCTGCAATCTGTAGCGAAGGCAAAAATCCTCGTTGCGCTTGGGGAAGGGGAATTTGCAGGGCAATTAACCGGAAAAAATATCTACCTGGACGGCACGGCGTTGGAAAACTTCGACGGCTCCCAAAACTTTAGCGGCGTAACGTGGGAGTTTCGCGCGGGAACGCAGGCACAAAATTACATTCAGGGCATTCCCGGTACCGAAAACGAAATCAATGTTGGAACTGAAGTATCAAGCGCTACTGCCTGGACGCGCACCTTCACCAACACCCAACTATCAGCCGTTCGCCTCCGACTGAAATGGCCTTCACTGTTTAAGCAGGAGGACAACGGCGATCTGGTAGGGTATTCCATCAATTATGCGATAGACCTGCAGACTGATGGTGGGACATGGCAAACCGTTCTTAATACCAGCGTAACCGGCAAAACGACGTCTGGTTATGAGCGCAGCCACCGTATTGATTTACTGCAGACTGGCAGCACCTGGACAATCCGACTGCGTAAGATCACCACTGATGCAAACAGCGCGAAGATCGGCGACACGATGACGCTGCAGAGTTTTACCGAGGTGATTGACGCCAAGCTGCGCTACCCGAATACCGTGCTGCTGTACATCGAATTCGACTCGAGTCAGTTTAACGGTTCAATACCGCAGATCTCCTGTGAGCCTCGCGGGCGCGTGATCCGTGTTCCTGATAATTACGACCCTGAAACGAGGGCTTACAGCGGTACATGGCAGGGCGCGTTTAAATGGGCCTGGACTGATAACCCGGCGTGGATATTTTACGATCTGGTGATTACCGATCGCTTTGGTCTGGGTAATCGCCTGACTGCAGCCAACATCGATAAATGGACGTTGTACCAGGTATCGCAGTATTGCGATCAGCCGGTACCGGACGGAAAGGGTGGAAACGGGACCGAACCACGCTATACCTGTAACGTCTATGTTCAGGACAGGAATGACGCTTACACTGTGTTGCGTGACTTTGCGGCTATATTTCGGGGTATGACGTACTGGGGCGGTGATCAGATTGTTGCGCTTGCTGATATGCCAAGAGATGTGGATTACGCCTACACCCGCGCTAACGTTATCGACGGACGCTTTACCTATTCCAGCAGCACGACAAAAACGCGGTATACCACGGCACTGGTTTCCTGGTCTGATCCGGGTAATACCTATGCGGATGCGATGGAGCCGGTGTTTGAGCAGCCTCTGGTGGCCCGGTACGGATTTAATCAGCTGGAAATGACAGCCATCGGCTGCACCCGGCAGTCAGAAGCTAACCGAAAGGGGCGCTGGGGTATTCTCACCAACAACAAGGATCGCGTTGTTTCGTTTGATGTTGGCCTGGACGGAAACATTCCGCAGCCGGGATACATCATCGCCGTGTCAGACGAGCTTCTGTCCGGCAAAGTTATGGGCGGCCGCATCAGTGCTGTTAACGGTCGCGTGATTAAACTTGACCGCGTAGCTGATGCAGCAGCAGGCGATCGCCTTATTCTCAATCTTCCCTCCGGTGCGTCACAGAGTAGGACTATTCAGGCGGTTAACGGGGAATCAGTCACAGTCACCACGGCATACAGTGAGACACCACAGGCCGAAGCTGTATGGGTGGTTGAGTCAGATGAACTCTACGCCCAGCAGTATCGTGTTGTCAGTGTCTCCGATAACAATGATGGTACCTTCTCGATTACCGGCGCATGGCACGACCCGGATAAATATGCCCGTATCGATACCGGAGCCATCATTGACCAGCGGCCGGTGAGTGTGATCCCGCCGGGTAACCAGTCGCCGCCGGCTAACATTGTGATCAGCTCGTTTTCAGTGGTTCAGCAGAATATCAGCGTTGAGACCATGCGGGTGAGCTGGGACCAGGCGCAGAACGCCATCGCCTACGAGGCACAGTGGCGCCGCAATGATGGTAACTGGGTAAACGTGCCGCGCAGCTCCACCAACTCATTTGATGTATCGGGTATTTATGCAGGGCGCTACCTCGTGCGTGTGCGTGCCATTAATGCCGCTGAAATTTCCTCTGGCTGGGGCTATTCCGAAGAAAAAACGCTGACGGGTAAGGTGGGAAATCCGCCAAAACCTGTCGGCTTTGCGACAACGCCGATCAACTGGGGGATTCGCCTGAACTGGGGATTCCCGGCTAACACCGGGGACACGCTGAAAACGGAAATTCAGTACACCGCGAACAGTGATTTCTCAAATCCTCTGCTGTTGTCTGATGTGCCTTATCCTTCTGCCGAATACACTCAACTGGGATTAAAAGCGGGGCAGGAATTCTGGTACCGCGCGCAACTGGTAGACAGAACGGGTAATGAATCCGGCTGGACCGGCTGGGTTCGTGGAGAATCTAATGCGAATGCTGACGACTACCTGGGCGATATTGCAGATGACTTTCTCACATCTGCCGACGGTGACCGCCTGACAGGCGACATTGATACCAACCTCGAAGCCGCATTGCAGAATGCGCTGGCCAACCATGGAACAGTTGAGCACCAGTGGGCACAGTATGGCGAAGTGCGCGCGGATATTCTGGTGGTTAAAACGACCATTGCGCAGGTCGATAAGGCCATGGCTGAAATGTCGACGCAGGTACAGGCACAGATTGAAGATGTGACAGCTTCACTCGAGGACAAATTGACCGCCACTGTCGATGCTTCGGGTGCGACGGCTATTCATACCCTGAAAGCCGGAGTGCGCATCAACGGTATTTTTTACAATGCCGGGATGTCGATTGCGGTACTGGCCGAAGCTGGTAAGCCAGTGGTCACTCGTGTCGGGTTTAACGCAAACCAGTTCGTCCTGATGAGTGGCAGCGGTGATACGCAATATTCACCCTTTGCTGTTGTTAATGGTCAGGTGTTTATCAGCGATGCGTTTATTCAGAATGGAAGTATAACAAGCGCCAAAATTGCTAACGCCGCAATCAACAATGCGAAAATCTCAGGTTCTATCTGGTCAGAAGGTTACAAAGTTGCAAATCAGGGGGGGTGGTGTCTTTCTAAAGCCGACAACAATCTTTCCTTTACGGGGCCGGAAGGTCGTGTGCTTGTGCAGATTGGTAAACTAACAGGAGTGGCTCCCAATGTCTGATTTTGGATTTGCCTCATGGGACACTAACGGCGTCCCGAATAACTATGGCATTAAACCTGTAACCGTGGTGGGCATCATCGATCTTGCTTTAGGTCAGAAAACGGGAAGCTACCAGTTCAACCTTGAACCTGGCTTAAAGGTCGGTTTTGCAGTTGGTACTCTGGAAGATAAAGGGACGATCAGTTACACAGACAAAAGAAGCATTATTGCGTCAGGAAACACCATAACAATACAGCCTTCTGGTAGTGATGGGATTAACGATTACCCGGCAATGAAAGTACAGTTAATCGTGTTCGCGGAGACTGTATGAATGGCTAAATACGGCGCATTGATTACACTCCCTAACGGGAACCCTTTTATCACACCAGATTCCACACCAATGACGCTTTACCGAAAAGTAACTGTAAACTCAACTTTGGGGGGAGATTTTAACAGTGCTTCGGCGTCAGTGACTATCGACGGTCAGAAGGGAGGGATTGCATTTGCAAGAACCAGCTCCCCGGCGAAGATATCAGCTTCAAAAACTGGTAATACGTTCAGTGTTGATGCGTCTAATTACAGAGGAGCGGCTTTTGTTCTGGAGGCGTATTTTTTTGCTATCTATCCGCTCACCCTTCCTGCCTGGGGGGTGGCTATATGGGATGCCGAAGGGACACTGGTACTTACGAATGAGTCCCTGGTATTAAGCGACCTTACAACTATAGGCTCACCCGGCGCTGCAACGGGTGGGCTTAACATCGATACATACATGGCAGGCAAATGGGCCGTAAATCCGATGGGGCTGGGGTCTGTTCTTCTGCATGCTGGTTCAGCACCTGGCGGACAACCAATAATCCAGCCTGTGGATGTGGGAACGGGGTGCTTCAATGAAGGTGCGGGAACAAGAATAAAAGGACTTTCATCAACAACGGCAAGTGGTTCTTCAGTCGGAACGACGAATAGCGGGATTGTAATAACGGCGATAAACACAGCCGCATATGATTAAACCGATCGATTTAAACGATCAATTTAAGAATATTGATCTATTAAAACTATTTTTATTATTCAATGCCATTGGTTATTTTTTGTTTAAATAATTAACTCTGGTGTCGAAATGAAAAATATAATTATTCCAGTTATTGTCTGTCTGGTGCTTTCAGCATGTTCAGGACCTGTTCTGGAGAAACAGAAACCTGTTTGTCAGGCTGAGTTAGTGGCTGGTGGGCTGCCCCAGTCAGTGCAGATTTACGGTGTACGAAAAGTTGCAAATCAGACTGAGTACAGGGCCGGTTATCCATTTAACTGGCGATGGGTGAATAAAAATAACTTCACCAGATCGAATTGCCCTTAATGACTTACCAAAAAATAACCCGCTCCGGCGGGTTTTTTATTATCTGAATTCAGGAGATATCCATGTCAGCTGGAACATTAACCCTGACGAATAACTCTGCTGCGGTCGCTGGCAGTGGGACCGCGTTTACCACCGAGGTGGCGGCCGGAGATTTTATTGTTGTTACGGTCGGTGGTGTTCCCTATACGCTTCCGGTTAAGTCCGTGGAAAGTGGCACGGCGCTGACGCTGGTCAGTAACTTCACAGGACCAACACAATCAGGTGCGGCATGGTCAGTTGTTCCTCGTGTGGCGCTGAATATGGTCACTGCCGCAATGGTGGTGCAGAACACGGAGGCGCTGCGGGGGCTGAATTACGACAAACAGAACTGGCAACTGATTTTCAGCAGCAGCGGAGATGTCACGGTAAAATTGCCGGATGGCAGTTCATTCACCGGACCAGCATGGGGCGGTATTGCGTCCACACTGAGCGGCCTGGCAAAGAAAGGTGCTAACGCTGACATTACCAGCCTTACCGGGCTCACTACCCCGTTGTCACTTAGCCAGGGTGGGACGGGTGCGAAAGATGCTGCAGGTGGACGGCAGGCACTTGAACTGAAAGCGGCAGCGACAAGAGACGCCGATGATTCATTAAAAAATTACCAGTCAGGGGAAAAGCTTGTTGCCATGCAGGCTGTGACTGATTTTCGTTTAATCTCTGCATATGATTCGATGGAGAATTATCCAAAGGGGGTATCAGGAGGACTGACAAAAGGTTCGAGCCTCCCACAATCTGGATTTGGTGCCACGGATGCAGTCGGGCTGATTAATAACCGGGGATGGCATGATCAGTCAGGGGCTGATACATCTTTTCAGATTGCCTGTAAGGGTATTAATATCGGTTTCCGTGGGGCAGC